CATGACCTAATCTGTCTTGAATGTCTTTTAAATCTGCTCCTGCTTCTGCTAATAATGACGCGTGAGTGTGTCTAAAACCGTGAGGAGTGATTCTAGGGAAGTTAG